TGTTACTCGACGACCACGGACATCACCAAGTCACTGTGCGCGATAGAGCAGCGCACAACCCCTGAACAGGGGGTCCAGAATGAATCAACACTCTGGGGACATTCATGCCCTTAATACGTACCACCAACGTTAAGGAAGGACTTACCACAAGGTAGAAGTCAGCGCGAAAACGACTGAAGGACAGTCGGGGGATTACAACGCGCGAACGATGACGATTTGCTTTCAACACGTCCAGTCGGTTCTGTCACTGATAGCTACACACGGCAGTGGTGTAGCGTCTACGAGACAGGGACCAGGAACGATCGTCATATTATGTGGATTAACCTCCGGAGGTCGGGGAAGGTTCATTGTTACTACGCCTACCTAGGCGTTAAACAGGTCGGAAATCGTGGGATTTACGCGATTGCAGTCCAGTCGAGGTTCGACGGGATCTGCTGGATGGTGAGGGTTGCCACGGAGGCACCGACGATGGTCGGCGGCGCCTTGGTGATAGTACCACCGGGTCCTGAGCTGCCGCCGACACAGTCGACGACCCACTGCGACATGTAGAGAGGTGTCGCAGAGCCTTGCTGGATGGGTTGGAGCCAGTAGGCGCTCTTGCACTCTGTTGCGCCGGCTGACTCGGAGTAGTCAGCGAGGTTGGCAGAGTACGTCGTCACGGCGTTAGCCATGAGACGAATCACGAAGCGGCCGTTCTTGTTGATACGGAAGCTCGTGGCGCTCAGGATGTCGACGTCGAGGGTGGAGCCAGGGATCAGCTTGGTGGAGCTGAAGTCTCCGACGCCCGAGATCGGCGTACAGGCGATAGACGTGGCAGGAATGATCTCACCTACAACGGCAGGGAGCTTTGGCTTGAGGAACTTGATGTCGTAGGTCACCCAGAGTTCGCCGATGTTACTGCTGGCCTGTTGGCCGACAGTGGCGATCTGGAAGAGCCCCATATCGTACATACGGAGGTCACCCGAGGGCGGGACCGTTCCGTTGGTACGAACGTACTTGATGGGGTTGACAGTCTGACGAGGTGCGCACTCAACTGGATGGAGTAGAGAGGCGCAGGGAGGCCCAGAGCATGAGAACTCATAGGCTTCCATCTGCTGTTTGTTGGAAAAAGCAGGATCGTAGACGTCATAGTTCGTCGCAAGCACAACTGCACCCAGTGCCGTGTTCGTCGAGGAGACAGCAACAGCTGAAAGAGTTCGGAACTCGAACAGCAGGCCGTGGAGTTCGTACTCCTCGAAGTTGGAAGCGATGGAGGAGAGCCAAGGGAAAGTCTCGGGCAGACCAGGGTTGATCGGGAGGGGGTAGTTGTTGAACACTGCCCCGGGGCTCACGATGTCGCGGATGTACTCGCGGTGTCTGACACGGAAGCCGCTGCCGTCTGAAACAAACGACGGCGGCGCGCCAGAGTCGACGAGCGAGTTCGCGGAAACCTTGTAGTCGCCACGACCGCTGACCCAGTTGAGGAACTTGGTCGCGGTCTTGGAGTTCATGGCTCGCATCACATCGTCCTCCATCTCGGCTAGGAAGCCGCGTTGGCGGGGAACGCGTGTGTGGGATTTCTGACCGGTTTGACGTCTCGGTTTGGACGCCCGCTTCTTGGGTGCGGGTCCCTTCTTTGCGCGTGGCATTCAGAGTTGTGTGGGATCCCTTGCTCTGACAAGCGACTGTTCATCTCACTGAAGGATTGTAGTAGGCACATTTAAGTTTAACACCGTAACTCATCATTCTCGTTATCACCGGAGGCGTCGCACTATTGCGCTCGCGTCCTGTGTTCCGAATTCAGAGACAGTGACCTAGACTTCTACAATTTACTGCATCCGTGCAGTCTGTTGGCATTCCGCCCTACGCAATGTTACGTAGGCAGCTTAGCACCGACATTTTTATAGCACTCTCGTGCAACGGTTTTGGATGCTTAACAGTGAGACCCCAAGGAACTTACCGGGGTAAGGCCAGTTTAACGACGTGGTCGGTCGGCAAGGGAATACAACTTGTGCCCTTAGGCCCCCACGAACTTGTACTCGCGGAAATCGTCGATGAGTTGGTTGATCGGTGTGAGCTTTTTCACGGAGGAATAAAGCTTAACGCCGGTCGGACGATAACCGAGGAGTTCAAGTTCTTGGAGGCTGTAGGGCACTGGACGCCAGTTGGGCTCATGGAGTTCTGTCTGTTCAATCTCCTCACAGAACGGTGGTTGAGGGCACGTCATACCCTGGACACAGATGCGCTTGTCGGGCATCTTGATGTCTGGGAACCCCTGACGATCGGATCTATCGAGGTCGATCCGCTCGCCAATGGGTTTACACGGTGGAGTTGTGTACGGCGTGGTCCAGAGCTTATGGAGGTGCGTGGCGATCTTGTGTTGGACCTTATTTACCAGGACATAAGGTGATCGCTCTGCGAGCTCTTGACGGGTGAGCTTCTTCGCATAAGACGTTGTCAGGTAGGTGAGATTCGGGTTTTTAAGACCGAGACCACCGAGACGAGTCGGAAGGAAGTAGTTCATTTGGTAACCATCGTTGGACTTGGAGGCCAGTGTCATAGCTGCATGGTTGTAGTGTAGGAAACCATAGTGCGCCTGCGTAGGGTCAGACGCACCAGCAATGACGTTGTTGTAGAGGGTCCAGACCGGCTTGGAGTTGCCGGCACCGGATACCTTGGACTGGCCGAGGAGCATACCCGCATTGAAGAAGGGTATGGGCGTGACGACATTACGTGTCACGTTGAACAACTGAGTGTTCACAGTGCAGTACCGAGGGTGGAAGAAATTCTTTCCTGGGCTGGGTACAAAACCAGCTAGGGGTAGGGAATCGAGCCAACGTTGATAAAAGGTTCGATTGGTCCTGAAAAGAATATCATCACCATTGATGAGGACGTTGAGTTCGTCTACATCGGTACAATGGGGTTGGACAGCATGCCAGTAAGTGCAGAGATTAATCGCACAAAGGACTGGGAAGCTGAGAACTGATCCCATAAGCTGGCCGTTGGCCTGCACCACATTATCGAGACCAGAAGATTTGGGGTACTCGATTTCGTGCTCGTAGAGCACGGCGCGAAGGATGCGCATGTGGTGAGCCGACACCGTCTTGAGAATCGCAAGTCTGTTCAAGAAGAGTTCAAAGAACAAGCGAGTCAACTCAATCTTGACGTTGTCGGTAGCTGCACTGAAGTCACCGGAAGCGAAGCTGCCGGTGGGTGAGCGGCGGATGAGCCACTCGAGCTGTCTGTTAGTGACCAGGTCGAGGGGCTCGCCAATCAGCGAGAACTGAGGAAGCTTCTTCATCTGTCCGTGAAGGATTCGTTGGACAGACCGCGCGATACTGTAGGGGATGGAATTTCCTTTAGTAATCGTGCGGACCTTGCAAGGCTCTAGGACTGGATAGACCTTGGCCGAGCATCGCAGACGATGGGAATCGTCGGCGAGGTGAAGAAGTTCACTGATCGGTGCGGTAGCGAAACAGCGACGCTCTTGAACACCAGTACACGGGTGATAA